TGATATGGGCCTTCGTGGACCCGGCGCCCGGCCGATGAAAAAGGCGACATTGCGCGTCGTCACCGATGCCCCTGAGCGCAAGCCGTGGGCAGAACCCGGCCTATCCCGTGCGGATCGCGTCATCGCCTTCATGGAGCACATGCCCCTAACGGCAGGCAAGGCGGCCGGGACGCCGTTTCGGTTGCGCCCGTGGCAAAAGAAGATCGTCCGGGACATTTACCGCACCGACCGCAAGGGGCGGCGTCTGACGCGGACGGCGGTTGTGTCCATGCCTCGAAAGCAGGGCAAGACCGACATCGCGGCGCGTCTTGCCCTTTGCCATCTTTGCGGGCCTGAGGCTGAGGCGCGTGGGGAGGTGTACTCTTGCGCCAATGACCGGTTTCAGTCCGGCCGCATCTTTTCGGAAATGGTGGCGCTGATCGAGGCGGTGCCGTGGATGGCGGATCGCGTCTCGATCCGGCGGCACTCGAAGGAATTGGAGGACATCGGAGAGGGCGGCACCGGATCGGTCTTCGCGGCGCTATCTGCCGACGTGCCGGGAAAGCATGGCTTGTCGCCGAGCTTTGCCGTCCATGACGAGCTAGGCCAAGCGGCATCCCGTGACCTTTTCGACGTGATGGACACGGCCATGGGCGGGCGCGATGAACCGTTGATGGTTGTCATCAGCACGCAAGCGGCGTCGGACAATGCGCCGCTGAGTGAGCTGATTGATTACGGGCTGAAAGTCCAAGCCGGGGACATCACCGACCCAGCCTTTCACCTGACGCTGTTCACGGCACCCCCGGACGCCGATCCGTGGTCGGAAAAGACATGGCGGATCGCAAACCCGGCCTTGGGTGACTTTCGGTCCCTCGAGGACGTGCGTCGGCTGGCGCAACAGGCGCAACGCACGCCGTCAAAGGAATCGGCGTTCCGAAACCTGATCCTGAATCAGCGTGTGGATGCCGAGGCGCAATTCCTGAGCCGGGCGGTCTGGGTAGCCTGCCAAGGGCCGGTTGATCCCGATGCGCTCGAGGGTCTGGACTGCTGGGCGGCGCTGGACTGGGGCGCAACGCGCGACCTTACGGCTCTTGTTTTGGTCTTTCGCCACGCCGACGACCGGATGACGGTTCTGCCTTTTTTTTGGCTGCCGGCGGACGGCCTGCGGGACCGGGACACTGAGGACCGCGTAAGTTGGACAGTCTGGGCGCGTGAGGGGCACCTGCATACGGTCCCCGGCAAGACGAATGATCCGGCGGCGGTGGCGCGCGTTATCGCGGAGCTTCATGGCCGGTTCAATATCAGGGCGCTGGCCTATGACCGCTGGCGCATCGAAGACCTGCGGCGGGAGCTTGCCGCTATCGGCTGCGACGTGGTGCTTGAGCCGCATGGGCAGGGGTTTCGCGACATGTCCCCGGCTCTGGAAGTGCTCGAGCGGCGTGTGATCGGTCAGACGATCAACGTGGGGGAGAACCCCGTGCTGACCATGTGCGCATCGAACGCTGTCACCCAGAGGGACCCAGCCGGAAACCGGAAACTGGCAAAGGACAAGTCGCGCGGACGGATCGACGGCCTTGTGGCGACGGCAATGGCGCTTGCGATTGCCGAGCGGCATGGGGGGCCGGTGGAAAACTGGTCCCCGGTGGTGGAAATGTTCTAGCGTTGCTATTGACACAGGTGCGCGGATGGCTATGGTTGTGCCAGAGTCACAGGCAATGCGCCGCTTTTAGAACGGTGGAAGGAATGAAGACCGTGTCCCTCGCAACCATACTGAAGGCCGCTGACTGCGACCGCGACCTTGTCGTGTCGTGGCAGCGCCGCGATCTTCTCCGCACCGAGTTTGAGCCGACCCAGCCGGGCGTTGCCCGTGGCTTCACCCGCGACAATGCCCGCGAAATTATGCTGATGGCGGCGATGACGAATGTCGGTGTCGACCCTTCGATTGCCAGCACCTTCATTGACAAGTGGCTGCGTGACGTGGATCGCGGAACGCTTGCCGGGTGGTGGATTGCCAATCCCCGGAAGCTGAAAGACTACCGGTTGGCTGGCCATGTGGAGTTCGGCGACAAGTCGGCGGAAAGCCGCCTCGTCTCCCTTATGGGCATGATGGCGGACGAGGACGCGGGCGGCTGGGAAGGCGATCCGAGGTCAATGGCCGAAACGGTGACGGCGGGTTCCCTCGTGGTGGTCCATGTCGCCGAAGTCATCCGCCGGGCCGACGCTCTGTTTGGTGAAGACGCCTGATGAAATCCGCGCATGACTCCTTTGAGGGCGGCGGGCCGTCCAAAAGCAGAAAGCCACGATCCCCGTTGTGCGCGGGCTTTTCTCAAAGTGAGGGGTTAATTGTGGCGCGCCCGCACTATTGCCGCCGCGGGGCGGCTACGCAGCAAGCCGAGGGTGAGGTTCAGCCGACCGGGACGGTCGGGGGCACCCCGGAGCACCCCGCAAAGTTTTTCGAAATCGCCGGCATCCCGCCGGAGGTGGCCGACCGCGATGGTCCGCCCGTCCCCGTGTCCCCAAAGACCTGATGGAGCCTTTTATGCCGAACCTCTACGCACTCAAAGAGAACCGCAACGCCAAGGTTGACGCCCTCAAGGCACTCGCTGCCAAGGCCGAAACCGAACGCCGCGACCTGACCGACGCCGAACAGGCGGAGTTTACGTCCGGCCGTCAGGCAATCGAGCGTCTGGACCGCGACATTCGCAATGCCGAGTTTCTGGCCGAGGCCGAGCGCCGCGCGGAGGCCGAGCCGGTGACGCCGGGCCGGGATACGTTCGAGGCCGAGGCCCGGAACGTGGCGATTGCCGACGTGCTCAAGGGCGCGGTGGCCGGTCGCGTTCAGGGCCGCGAACGCGAATGGTCGGACGAGTACGAGCGCCGCACCGGCAAGACGCCGCGCGGCGTCTGGGTGCCTCTGGCCAATCTGGTCGAAACCCGCGTGCAATTGAAAGGCACCGCGACGGCCGGCGGCAATATCATCGGCACGACGCTGCGGGATGATCTTTATGCCGGCATCTACAAGCCGACACCGGTTGTCGTCTCGCTGGGGGCAACCGTCGTTGACGGGCTGGTTGGTGACATCGACGTTCCGGTGGCGACCGGTGAACCGGCGGTGGCGTGGGTTGGCGAGCACGGCGCACCGTCCGCGTCGGATGCGGCTTTTGCCAAGCGCACCGGCAATCCGAAGACGGTTGCGAGCCTGACCGAAATCAGCCGGCGGATGCTCATTCAGTCGACCCCTGCAATCGAGGGCATCCTGCGCCGCATGGTCGGTGAGAACCTCGCCCTCGCCATGGATCGCGCCGCGATCCGGGGCGGCGGCTCAAACGAGCCGACCGGCATCCTGCCGACTGCCGGCATCGGTTCGGTCGCCATCGCCGCCAACGGCGGCGCACCGACCATGGACCATCTGGCCGATCTGATCGCGGTGACGAACCTCGCCAGCGTGACGACGGCAACGAGCTTCCTGACCACCAATCAGGTGCTGCGTCTCGCCATGAAGGCGAAGGATGGCCAGAACAATCCGCTGGGGGTGTCGCGGTTCTTCCATGAACGTCCGGCGACATTCAGCAATCAGGTTCCGGCCAATCTGACCAAGGGCAGCGGGACGAACCTTTCCGCGATCATCTGGGGCGACTGGTCGGAGTTGATGCTGCTGTTTTGGAGTGGCGTTGATGTCGTCGTGAACCCCTACGCGGACAGCGTGGCCAGCAAGGGCGGCGCCCTCCTCCATGGCTTTTTGGACTGCGACGTGATCGTTCGCCGGCCTGCCGCCTTCGCGGCCATTACCGACGCGGTGGCCTGATGAGCAACGCGGCGCACACCATCGAACGGCGCGCGGCGACCCCGGAGGTACGGGCGCGCGGGCGCCGTCTCGAGGGTTATGCCGCGCTGTTCGGCACCGAGGCCCGGATTGGTTCGACCGTCGAAACCATCCGGGCCGGTGCATTCACAAGGACCCTCGAGGGCCGGGGGGACATCCTGGCCCTTGTGGATCACGACGCGGGCCGCGTGCTGGCCCGCACGCGATCCGGCACGCTGCGCCTGTCACAGGACACACGCGGTCTGGCCTTCGATCTTGATTTGCCGAACACGTCCGCCGGGCGGGACATCCTCGAGCTTGCCGAACGCGGCGATCTGGGCGGCATGTCGTTCGGGTTCCGCGCGACGGATGAACACTGGACCGGGAATCGCCGGGAGCTTCGCACGGTGGAGCTTCTGGAAATCAGCGTGGTTCAAGCCTTTCCAGCCTATGACCACACGACGGTCAACGCCCGGTCGGCAGACCATGCCCGGCGCATCGATCACGCGCGCCGCTGGCTCAATCTTATGGGGATGGTGCGATGAAATGGGTTGCCCGTCTGTTCGGTGGCGAGACACGATCCCAGACCGTGCGCACGTCTGACCCATACCTTGCCGAGTTTTTCGGCCATCGCGGCATGGCCGGCACCGTCACGCCGGACGCCGTTCTGAGCAATCTTGCCGTCGCGGCGCGCTGCATCGGCCTGCGATCCGAAATGCTTGCCAGCGTCGGCTTGCACGTCTTCCGCCGCACGGCAGACGGCGGGCGGGAGCGTGCCGACGATCTGAGCTTGTATCGCGTCCTGCATGATCAGTTTCACGACGGCCTGTCGGCTTTCGAGGGGCGCGAATTGTTGATCCGCGATCTGGACACGCATGGAAACGC